CGAACATATTCGCCACAGATTCGGGGTTTGATAGCGTTGTATTTACCTCTCCGAAGTTTTCCGTTTCATAGTCATGTATATATTCAATAACCTCAAAGACTTTATTTCCTAGCCACTCTTTCGCTTTGTGCGTTCCTATGATATAGTAATCTTCATTGAACAAATGATAATGTAAGTCTTCTTTCCATTGGCTGTTCCACGTACCATTTTCTTTCCAATCTTTTATAGAGTCTTCTATATACTCTTTTAATTCATCATCTTTAAATGTGGGCGAGTTTATATCAGTTGTTTTCATGTTATAATTTGTATTCATTTTTTGTTCCTTTGTTTTGTTGTTACTTTATATACACAGAAAGCATAAAAAAGTTCCATAAAAAAGTAAATTAATTTAGCTGTCGGGGGAAAAGCTGTGGGAAAAGTAAAAAACATATATATAATTAAGTATACTTAGATGCGATTGCTTACGTTTACTTATAAGCTTAATTGCGTTTAAAAGCGTCCTATATTACCCGCTTGCATAGATTATATAGATATTGACTGCCTGCCTGCGTGCATACTTGCGTGCATGAATAATAATAATAATAATTTACTTACGTGCATACTTGCGTGCATAATATATACTTCACTTACCAGCGTTTACCAGCGTGCATACAACATATATATTATATCTATAGGTGATATATCCGTTATAATTATAACCAGCATATGAGTTTTTTTTACAAGTTTAAAGTATTATGTATAATAGAAATTTCTGTATTATACATAACGCATAAAAGTTGTGTTAAAATAGGTTTAAAATGCGGGATTCCCAGTGATTTCTGGAGCGGCTGCTGGTAGCTGCGTACAACACTGCTGCACTATAATTTTAGATACAAAAAAAGGGAGAATCTATTGCTAGACTCTCCCTCTGTTGTTTATATCCGACTGCTAGTGTCTTGATACTCTTGTTGGCACGTGTAACAATGTCCAACTTGACGCTCTGCAATTGTAAACAGGTTGGCTGAACAAGTTCGGCAGGAAGTCCTTTCGACTTTATTTCCCTTGTTAACCTTCTTTTTCTTTTTATGAGTGATATTTAATACATCATAGTCCTTGTACATATCATAGTATTTAGTATTCCAATGATTAACCTGTATTTCACAGTACGAATTATTAGAATACCATATATTACTATCATCAGACCAATGACCTTTATGTTCGTTTGCAATTCTAAACTCGCCTTTTCTGTTTAAGAATACTAGTTTAGAGTTACCAATTGATTCTTCAATTAATCTAATAATAATATCATTGTTGATAAAATTGTTAGGTAATTGTTGAAGAATTTCACGCTTGAACATGATTGTATCACTTTTCTTTTTATGGTCACTAACGAAGTCAATTATACCATTATGAGCGAAACCAATTGAATCATCTATTAAAAACGGATGACAATTAGTTCTGTTCGTTAATCCATGTGTGGTAATTCTAAAATGAATTATTGCTATTGGATTATTGAACTTTTTCATATCTCTTGAATAGTTATCATAAAATTCATCAAACTTGAAGAAACCTTTTTTAATTGTTAGGTTTCCATTGTTTGCGAACATATAACCACTACCATCAGGATTAGATATAAATGATTCCTTTAGTTGTTCCTTAGGCACTGTCGCCTCTTGTTTCTTTAATATAGCTATACACATTATACTAACACTCCCTTTGAATCTAAGTTAAACTGATTTGATACTCTGCCCTCTCTTAATGGATGGTCAACTAATAAACGTCTTCCGAGTCTTGTTCTAGACTCTGTAAAGTATTTATTTTTCTTTTGAGTTGATAATCCCATCTCATTATTTAGAAATAAACATAGGTTCATATACTTTGATTGATTCTTAGATAAGAATTGCAAGTATTTATCAACCCTTGTTTTTTCATTGTCCTTGTTTACAATATCTGATATTGAAGCATCAGAACAATATGACAGTAAGCTATGAATAAATTCAATTGCTTTTGACAATGTCATAATGTTTAATGTTCCTTTAAATATCCTAAACTCGACAGTTTGAGACGGCTCCATATTTAAAGCGGTGTAACGGTCAGCATTAGACGAAAACTTTCGTTTAGCGATTGCTGTCATTTTACTTAGCTTGTCCTTGAAGCTTTCAGGTGTATAACCCATTAGAGAAGAGTAGGTTGCTAGTCCATAGTCAGAAGTCCTTTGAGCAATCAATTCAATAAAGTTAGGTGATTCATAAACGAACCAAAGCAACTTTAATAATTGACTTGTTCTAATTGCAGACTTGCTAATATGAATATGCATTCCTGTTTCTGCTCCCTCGGCTGAATAATAACCTGAACTACGAATTGTAGAAAACAATGTGTCATAAATAGTTTGACCATATGTCTTCCAAAAATTCCAAGAAAAAGGATGAGAAACAACCTCTATACCATCATCACTAAGCGAACTATCTGTCTTGCAGTAAAACAATTCAGTGCTTGGAAATGCAGAACCTATAATACTAGTTAGGGAAGCAAAATTATTGCCCTCCAAAATAATATCATTGTCATAGTTATCTTGGTCATATTTGACATCAACCTCTATTTCAACACCAAAGTGTAAAATAGGATAACCATGTCTACTAGTACTGTTATATGATACAAGCGGTTTGTTCTTCTTAGTATTAACTCTGTGGAACCTACCATCAGGTTTATGCGAATAACTTCTAATAGTTGTTCTATTCATACACTTTGAGCAGATGTTATGTTCTAGGTGTAAGGAAGCCCTATTGCAAACAGCACAAGTTGGTAATTCCGACAAACATTGTCGATGTATCCAAGCATTAAGGTTGTTTGAAAAGGTTATATCATCAGTATCAGTATTAGTTTTAATTGTCTCATTACAGGCTGTGCATTTATCAAGATGTGCAACCTCTTTTAACTTCTCAATACTATCTGAACTGATATTATTTAGAGTTTTTAATATATCCATGTTTTTTTGTTCCTTTAATTAATTAGAAATAAACAATCATTATAAATCTAGTCAGGATTGGATACCTTGCATCATGAGAGTGACTAACAAATATAATGATAATACGTTCCTAACTTTCGTTCCATGTACTACTCTATATATGTAAGATTGTTAATATGGTTCCATTTAGAATATAAGTACAGCAATATTAAGACCTACAGCTACACTTTTTTACCTAGGTGTTGCTCTGTCCTGCATTATTTGACAGCCTGCGGTGAGTTATTCAACCTGCTTGAAGTCGATTTGATTTTTTCAATTCAACTATTACAACCAAAACGGACTTAGGGGGAGTACCCCATACAAATAAAAGAGAAACAGACATACAAATATAATTTTTTTAAATTTTCCTAGGTTTTCCTTGGTCGGGGTACTATACTATACTATATTACTATATTATACTATACTACTACTATACTATACTACTATACTAATATTATACTATACTACTATACTCACTATTGACAGATACTATACTACTATACTATACTATAAAGACTATACTAAGTATTGTGGATAACTATGTGTAAAACTTTAATATCTTTATTTTAACCAACCATTACTTTAAATTACTCTATGAATAAAAAGATAACCACCGCAATTAACGATGCCCTACTCTAGAAAGATAAAAGGCGTTGAATATAAGCTCTATAAGGACGAAAAAGAGTTCAGGCTATATCATCCTAAGCAAAACATAAAAAACGACTGGAGAGAGGCAAATACGGGCGAATGGATACAAACTGATGATGGACAAGTAACGGTAGTTATTAAAAGGGGCGTTTTAAAAACAAAGAACGCAAGTGATGATTTTATTAGAACGCTGTTGGGGATGGCAAACTGCGAAAGGACAAAAGACCTTGGTGGTGAGCCAGTATCAGATATATGGAGATTTGGTAAGAAGAATTGGTATCAGAAAATAAAAGAGGGCAACTTATCTTCATCTAAACGTATATTTGCAAAGTATATAGCGAGTGGTATGAAGCCTATTGATGCTTTTATGAAAGCTCATGAAAATACCAAAAGTTTAGATTATGCTAAACAGAAAACAAAAGTTTTATTAAAAAGCAAAAAGGTTAGACAATTGATAGACAAAGAAATTGAATTACTGTTAAACGAGACTGGAATCACTAAATCATATTTATTAGGCAAGACAAAAGATATTGTTGAATCGGAGGAAGCAAAAGACTCTGATAAAATGAGAGCCATTGAAACTTTAATGAAAATCTCAGGAATGTTAAGTACGGAAAAGAAAGTAGACTCAGTAGCATTGATACAAGAATTTACAGGGTTTAGTCAGGAAAAATTAAATGCTTTTAAAAATGGCGTTTTCCCAGAACCAAAGCCAGCAAGATTAAATGGAAAAGAAGCATAGCATATATTTGCCAGTTAGACTTGCAACTCGTAATGAAGTAAAAGAATTAATATATGGAGCATTGTATTGCCCCGCCTGTGATTGCGAGGTTATTGGTAATATGGTTATGAATAAACTACCTTATGTAGACTCTAGTAATGAATTAGATGGTTGGATATGCGATATTTGTGAAAGCATCTTTGATTTACAAGATAACTTAATACAAATAGGCAGTTTTGATGCTAATGATATTTACGAAGCTTAATGATAGATAATTTTAATATAACCCCAAGTCCTTCTGAAATGAAAGACAGGGATGAAATCTTAAAAAACGCTTACAACAACCTTATTTATTTTGGTAGAGCGTTCTTACCTAACGACTTTTTAAAGAAATCAGAATCAGCACCGTTTCACTATGAAATAGCTAAACAAATGATTACAACTGAACCCGGTGCTAGGATATGTAATATTATACCTAGGGGTCACGGTAAGTCTGTTATTTCTAAAGCTGCTATTATGCACAAGCTTTGTTTTTCTAAAACAGACCAACAACACTTTGTAGCGTGGGTATCAGAAGAACAAGGACAGGCAATAGACCATTTAAAATATATACGTAGTCATTTTGAAAACAACAAGATGATTAAATATTACTTTGGAACGATGGATGGCGGTTCTGTAGGTAAAAGATGGACAGAAAAAGATATTGTTACTGCAAAAGGTGACAGGGTGATAGCAAAAGGTACATCGCAAAGACTTAGGGGGCGTGCAGAAGTTGATGTACGTTATACTGGTATTGTTCTTGATGATTTTGAATCAGAACTAAACACTAAGACACCAGAACGCAGGTCAGAGATTAAAAAATGGATTGTATCCACAGTTTATCCAGCGTTGGAAGAAACACCCGGCAATGAAGGGTGGATATGGTTATCAGGTACGATTGTACACTTTGATTCTTATTTACAAATGACATACGATGGATATAGAAAAGCACAAGAAGATAAGCGTGAATATCCTTGGATAGTAAACTTTTATAAAGCCGTTGAAAACGATAAGCCTTTATGGGAAGCACAATTTTCTGAAAAGAAACTAGAGTCAAAGAAAAGAGAATTTATAGAAGCTGGATTAGTTAATAAGTTTGCACAAGAGTATATGAATGATGCTCGTGACATTACTAACGCTGCTTTTAAGATAGACCGAATACAATACTACAATGGTGTGTTTAGAAAAGAAAACAATATGCCTTACATNATTGAAGGTACAGACGCTATACCAATNAANGTTTATATTGGTGTTGACCTAGCGGCTACTGCATCTGCAACATCAGACTTTCAAGTGATTATGGTTATGGGTATAGATGCCCATAAAAACAGATATGTCTTAGATTACTTTAGGGAACGTATACCAACCTTTGATGTTCCTGCAAAAATTATTGAATATGCAAAAAAATACTCTCCTGTACGTCGAGTAACTATTGAAACAGTAGCGGCACAAGAAATGGTTAGAGACATGGTAACACGAATGTCTGCTACAGAAAAAAGATTGATGCCGGGATTGTTTAAAGGTGTTAAACCTCCTGCAAGAGTAAAGAAAGAAGATAGGCTAGAAACAGCATTAGGACAAATTGTTAATTCTAAAAAACTGCACGTTTATAGACATATGACAGAATTAATGGATGAGTTCTTTGAACATCCAAAACCAAGGAACGATGATTTAATGGATGGGTTATATTATGCCGATTACTTTGCTCGACCCCCAAGAACCGAAAAGATGGATAAAAACGAAATCACAACTAAAAAAGATGATTTTGATATGTACAAAATAAAGAAAGCATATAATTGGATAACGGGTTCAAAAATATAATTATATCTGTTAGTTTTATTGCTTGTTTATTCGTATAATCTAATGAATGCCTAGATACTCTAAGAAATCAAAGGAACGACTTGCAAGTTGCGATAAGCGACTTCAGAGAGTTTTCAAAGAAGTAATTAAATACGTTGACTGTTCTATATTAGAGGGTTATCGTAATAAAGAAAGGCAGAATAAATTATATGATGAAGGTCGCACAAAAGTTAAGTATCCTAACGGTAGGCACAATATTAGTCCTTCTAAAGCCGTTGACGTTACCCCTTATCCTGTTGACTGGGAAGATAGAGAGCGGCAAACTCTCTTTGCTGGTTTTGTTATTGGTATTGCTAGGGGCATGGGCATTCGTTTAAGGTGGGGNGGAGACTGGGATATGGATTTTCAAGTAATGGACAACCGNTTTGACGATTTTCCTCATTTTGAGGTAAGAGACTAATGCCGGGGACTACTACTGATACTGTACCAACAATGTTAACTCCGGGTGAGTTTGTAATTAAAAGGGAATCAGCTAAGATGTTAGGTAAACCATTTCTAGAAAAATTAAACGCTGTATCAGATAATTCAGCACATTCAAATATTGATGCATTAATATCACAAGCTACATTATCACAAATGAAACCTATGATGGGTGGTGGAGTTGTAATGGGTGGAGGAGGTGTTACTAACTACATGGGTGGTGGTGACATTGAAGGTTATATGTATGGTGGTGGTATTAAAAAGAAAAANAAAATGGCTGGTTACCAAGAGGGTGGTGCAGTCGGTGATAATACTGCTACTTCAGCTATGGATGCACTTATAGCTCAAGCTAAAATAGCTGAACTCCAAAAAAAAAATCCTATAAGTAACTATTCAATGGTAGATGCCGATAGGGTAGATGCCGAAAACCAAGCATTACTAGATATGATAATGAGTATGTCTATTCCTGCAAGTGGAGTTGCTGGCATGGCAAAAGGGGTAACTGGAAAGTTACCTAAACTTGGTAAAAAATTTGCATCTATGAGCCCAGATGAAGGTAAACAAGAAATATTAAATAAAATAGCAAGTGAAATGAATGTTGCTCCGAGCAGAAAGGTTATGCAAAACCCCTCAAGAANTTTATATGANTATAAAGACTATAAAGTTTTAGAAAAAAGACCTGAGTCTGTTTCTGTTATGGATTTAGTAAACCCCGGTTATTTACAGAAATTTACAAATAGGCTTGTAAGAGCGAGTAAAAATGTTGGAGATGTAAGAATGGGTGATGTAGTTGATGCAGATTTTCCATCGGGCTTTATGAACTTAAATGACATCGCTGAAGGTTTTACAAAAATACCAAAGAAACTTCAAAAAGAACAATCTAAAGAATTATTAAAATACTTTGGTGTAGACTTGAGAAATGTAAAAGGTAAGCAAGAAGGTGGTGAAATTGATTCAGTAAACAACGAAGCTTTACAAAAATTGTTACAAGAAGAAATGGTAAGAGCTTATTTTTCTGGAGATAAATCATCTATGCCTCAAAGAATTGAAATGTCGCCTGAAGAAGACAGGTTTAGACAAAATCCTAACCCTGAAAAACCATTTGGAATGACTATTCTTGATGACCTTTTATTAAGGGCTTATGAAACTTATAAATTTGGCTCAACTTCGCCTATGCAACCGTAATTATGGATAAAGACCCTAGAGCAGAAAACAATGAACAGCTTTTTAGACAATGGAGAGACGCTCGTTCAGATTGGGATACTGAGGCTAGGGAAGACATTGATTTTTACTTAGGCAATCATTTCACTGAAAGCGAATCTTCTGATTTAGCTGCAAAGAATCAAGCAGATGTGCCAATGGACAGGACTTCTGCCGCTGTAGAAAAATTTAAAGCTGTATTAACAGCAAGACCCCCTGCGTTTACAATAACCCCAAGAGAAGACTCCGATGTTAAGGTTGCTTCTGTTTGGAGAACAATTTTAGGATATGTGTGGCAAATATCTGATGGTGATTCGCAAATGAAGCAAGCGATACATGATTACGCTACAACTGGATTAGGTTATTTATATTCTTATGTAGATACAGAATCAGATTTTGGTAGAGGTGACGTGAAGTTTACATACCTAGACCCATTTAGAGTATATGTCTCTCCTTCTTCTCGAAACCGTTGGCTAGATGATGCTGACGGTATCATATTGTCTACGGTATTAACCCAAGAACAACTCGTTAACCTCTACCCTGAATTAGGAGACAAAACAGACCCGGAAACTGGTGAAGAAATTCCCGGATTAATTAATGACATATCTGAATATCACGATATTGAAGGTAGTGATTATCCGTCTTCTCAAAATAAAAACACAGTAGTCGCTTTTACACCAGCTGATGTAAAAGACAAAGACTATATGGATGTTAGAAAATATCAGATACTAGAAAGATTTTATAAAGTAAAGGTAAACTTTTATTATGTAATAAATACACAAGACTCATCTGAACTAATTATGTCAGAAGAAGAGTTTGCTGTATTTTCACAGGAAAACCTTGATTTAATAGAAACAGGTATGTTTACAGTTGCTCCTGTACAGCAAACTAGAATAAAAGTTTGTGCAACGGTTGGTGAAATTGTTTTATATGAACAGATACTAAATACAAATATATATCCTATCGTACCTTTACCAAATATATGGACTGGTACCCCATTTCCTAAGTCTGATATATCTAGAGCTAAACCAATGCAAAGACTTTTAAATAAATTATGGTCTTTAGCGTTGTCTCACGCTCAAGCATCTGCTGGATTAAAACTTTTAGTCCCACTTGGTAGCGTTGATGATATATCTCAATTAGAGCAAGATTGGGCAAACCCTAATGCTGTTATTGAAATAGATTCTTCTCAGGGAGAACCTCATTATCCTCAACCCTCTCCGTTAGCAGGTGAGTTTTATAGATTGATTCAACAATCAGAGTTTTACATAGATTTTATATTTGGGTTACCAGAAATGATGCACGGTTTTAGTGATAAAGCTCCCGATACTGTTCGTGGTACTGAAAGAATGATAGCACTAGGAAGCGAAAGACCAAAGTCTAAGTTGAGAGATATAGAGTTTTCTATTAATAGACTTGGAAAAGTATTATACAATCTTTCAAAAGGTCATTACGGTTTTAAAAAGATGTTCAGGTTATCTCAACCTAATAACGACTTAACAGAGGTAATGGTAAATGTTTATGACGATGTTACTAATACTATTACGGATATTAAAAAAGAAAAATACAATATTGAACAGCATGATATAAGAATTGAACCCGGTTCTACTATGCCTACAAATAAATATGCAGAACTTAGTGTATATTTAGAGGCGTTTAAAATGGGTATCATTGATAGGACTGAAGTTCTAAAGAAAAACCCAGAAATATTTGATAAAGAAGGCATCATGAAAAGAACAGATGAAAAAGAAAAAATGATGCAAGAAATACAGTCCCTACAAGGACAATTAAAGAATTTGCAAGGTGACTTGCAAACAGCCCAAAGAGAATCTGTACAAGACAGAAAGCGAGTTGAAGTTGAGAAATTCAAAACTAGACTTGGTGAAGTCAATTCAGATTCTAAAGCAGATAGAAGAGTACAACGTAGTAAATTGGAAAATGAAGTGAAGCTCGAAGTTGAGAAATTAGCTAATCGTCTTAATAGTGAAGCGAATAAAGTTAGTTCAGCTCGTAAAACCTAGAGACATTTCGAAAGGATATACACATGGAAACTTTAAATAATGAGGCTAACGTCGAACCAATGCTTGCTGATGAAAGTAGGTTTGGAGAAAATGAAAGTATCTTAGGTCAATCACCACAGGGGGTTGACGCTGAGGCTATTTCAGAACCGGCTTTAAACGAAGAAAGTGAAGCTCGTAAATTTCAATCAATGTATGACCGCTCTCAAGCGGAACTTGATGGATTGAAAAAATTCGAACCTTTAGTTAATCTTTTAGAGACGAGACCTGATTTAGTTAAGGTATTACAGGATAATATTTCAGAACCTTCGAGTCAAGAACAATCATCACCGGAAGTAGTAGTAGACGAGTTCAACCCTTGGGACGCTTTTGACCCAAAGAAGGATACCCCTTCTAGAAAGCTAGTAAAATCCGATATGGAAAAAATAGCAGAACAGAAAATCAGCAAAGCTATGGCAGAGCAACAGGCAAAGGTTCAAACAGAAATGCACTTGAACAATACTGTTAATACTTTGAGGAATAACTATAAGATGTCCGATGGTGACATTAAAGAGTTTCTTCAATTTTCAACTCAGCCAAAAGAGCAAGTTGGTTTAGGTAACCTTGTTAAGTTATGGCGTGATGTCAGTGGGGTTAGTCAAAATAATACTGATACATTAAATGCAGTGAGAGCTGCTCAAGAGACTCCTAAGAGTGCTGGTGTCTTACAAGGACAACCCGCTTCTCAACCGAAAAGCGATATGGACAAAGTGTGGGATTCAGTTCTTAACTCTGGGAGTAGAAGTAACGTATTATAAACAATAAAATAAAGGAAATTGATTATGGCAAATTATAATCAAGGACAAGTAACCGCAGGTGTACCGGGAAGAGCTTTTGTTGATGCTCCTGATACATCTACTAGACGATTATATGACTTTAGTGATAGGGTCGCAGACCTTTCTCCGGATGAGTCACCTTTTTTCGTCTACCTGTCTAAAGTAGGAAAAGTTCCGACATCTGACTCACAATTTAGATTTCTTGAAGATAGAACTAAAGTTGCTATTACTGATAGAAGTTTTTTCATGCAAACTGATGCTGCTGCAACTGTTGTTGGAGCTGTTGAAGAATGGCAAGTAGCAACCGCTTCTGGTGGTTCTACTGGTGTGTCTTTTCTGTTAAAAGGAATGGTAATAATGGTAGATGTAACAGCTGGTGGTGGTGAAAAAAATCACGCTAACTGTCGCATAGAAAATGTCAGTTCTAATGGTAGAAGTATCACTATTAAGTGGTTAACTGAGCCAACAGCAACTGATATTAATGGTTCATCTACTAATGTTCAATGCCAAGTTATTGGTACTTCTTTTGCAGAAGGTTCAGGTGCTCCTGATGTTTGGTCTCAAGAACTAGATGATGATTATGGGTATACCCAAATTTTCAAAACAGCTTGCGAAATGTCAAACACAGCTAGAGCAACTCAATATCGAGGATATGCTGATGAATGGGCAAGGATTTGGAACTTAAAACTAAGAGAACATAAAGTTGATATCGAAAGAAGTATGCTTTTTGGTCAACGTGCTAGTCAAGGTGGTATTTATTACTCTGAAGGTATTGTTGGTCATATTATGGCTACTGTTAGTGGTGCTAATGTAAAAGACACTGGTGACAATACTTCTGGTGGAGACCATCTAGAGTATAACGAAGGTCTAGCTTACCATAAAACGTATGCTACTGGAGAGTTTACTTATGACGCAATGTTGAAAGACTTTGAAGCTCTTTATGACCCAGCTCGTGGTGGTTCTAATGATAAATTAGCTTTAGCTGGATTACCAGTTATATCCTATTTTAATAAAATGGGTGCTGGTGGATTTATCGACCAAGCTACTACTGGAACTCAAGCACAGTATATGATTGAAAGAGCACAAGGCTCATTTGGTCATGATGTTATGAAGATTAATACTGTTCATGGTAATTTGGCACTTGTAAAAGAGCCTCTTTTCCGTGGAATATCTTCTAAGTTCTTAGCATTAGTTGATTTAGACCATGTTTCATACAGACCACTTGTTGGTAATGGTATTAATCGTGATACACATATTACGAGTAACGTTCAAAGTGGAGACGAGGATTTACGTAAAGACATGATTCTTACAGAAGCAGGTCTTGAAGTCTCTCTTCCAGAATCTCATGCTTTGTTAAACATAGAGGACGCATAATATGGCTAGAAGTGCTTTTTTAGAAGAAAATAGTAGTTCTTCTTATTCGCATAAGAAGAAAGTTGAAACACTCGTTGCTGCATACCAAATGCTAGAATCAGATAGTGGTAAGATATTTAAGTTAAATTCAGCTACTGAATTTGCTACTACCTTACCATCTCTTGCTGATGCTGGAATTGGTTGGTATTGCAAAATTGTCGTTGATGCTGCTCCTGCAAGTGCTAGTTATACAGTTGCAGAAAAAGCGTCTGCTGATACAAACGTTCTTATCATAAATGGTATTAACGAACTTGAAGTAGACACAGCTGATGACGGAGTTTACAACGCTGGTTGTACTACAATAACATTTGCTGATGGAGTTGCTGTTCAAGGTGACTTTATTGACATTTGGTGTGATGGTAGTAATTTCTACGTATCAGGTCAAGCGAAAGCTGACGGTGGTATATCAGTTGCATAATCCGAATAAATAAGGATAACAGTATTTAACTGTGGGGGCTGTCAAAAAAAGGCAGCTCCCGAAATATTGGAAATAATTATGAAAAAATGTAAACATTGTGAAGAGCCAAACCTAGAAGGTTGGTTCTATTGTAAAACTTGTGGTAAAAAAGCTTCTGATAGCGTCTTTACTACAAATATGTATATGAGAACAGAAATTGGTAAAAGAACCGATATTGAGTTTGGAACTGAAAGTATGGATAAAAACATTGATTCTGCTATTAAAAATAGACAAAAATCAAATGCAAAATTTTGGAAAAATAAAAATAAAGAGTTTTTAAAGAAAAAAACTTTAAAATATGGGTAATAATAATGGCTACATTAAAAGTTAAAATACAAGAAGATGTAATACTTAATAATCAAGATTACGGTTCTAAGCGAGTATTAGAAATTGGAAGTATTGCTTCTATAGTAAAAAGAGTTGTTAATATAGGTACTGATGAAATTGGATTACTCGGATTTGGAGCAGCTTATAATACTGAATTATCTAAATCGTATTTATCTGGTCAGTTTGATGAAGACCTTGTTAGGTACATAAGAATTACAAATTTAGATACCACTAATCATATTGCATTGGTTTTAAAAAATGAAAACAATGATGAATTTGGTGTAAAAGTTGATAAAGGGTGCTCCTTTTTATATTGTTCTGATTTAGAGGTGGAGTAAAAGATACTATGGACTCTAAAGGTGGAACTGAAGCCGGTGGAATAACTCCTAATTCATTTGGTGATTTAGTTGACATAACTTGTGCTGCTGATACAGCTGCTTGTGATGTTGAAGTTTTTGTAGCGAGTGCATAGTGGCAACTTTTCAAGCACAAGTAATGGCTTTAACAGGGATTAATATATCTAGTAGTGGTACAAATCCCACAGAAGCACAATTAACACAGTATTTAACAGATGGTGCAAAAGAAGTTATTAATCATCTACCTAAACACTTATTACCACTTTGTTCATCAGAGCAATCATTTACCTCAGGAAC